CCTGCTTCTTGTCTGGCGTCAGGCGTGACCAGCCCACCGTCTGCATCATTGTTTCTTTCAGCGATTGGCAGATCGAAGCATGCGTGGTGAAATCACCGTAGCGCTCCCCACGTTCTTTAAGCGTTTTCTGCAGCTCTGACATCCCGTACCTCTCGCACCATGTTGATAAAATCCCGCGCGTCTAAAATAATCACCCAGTTTTTATTGTTCTTGCGATGCGCCACGATCGGCACATGGGAGGGATTCGCATCGGTGCAAGCCTGATGCATCCAGTTATAGAGGTTGCCCGCCTCCGTACGCTTCACCTCGATATGAAATCCAGCCAGGCCCACCACGTCAGGACTACCGGAGCCACCCTTGAACTGCTGGCCGCGCCGCGCAACAATGCCGCGATCCTTGAGGAACTGCGCAAACTCAAGCTCGCCCACCTTGCCCTTGGTGCGGCTGTTGATTTTCCTTTTCGGCTTTTTAGCTAATTTCGTCGGCTTCTTTTTCGCTGATTTCTTCATCGGGTCTTTTCCCTGTTACAGTAATATGAAACGGTGAATCCGCCATGTCAAAACGCTGCTCTTTTATAATCGTCATGTCGCGCGGATTTATACCGATTTCTTCAAGTCTTTTCTTCATCAGAGCTATCGTTGGCCCATGAGGTTCACCCATTTTTACCATCTCTGAAATTGCCACCATATTCGTCATTTTTTTCCTCCTTTACTTTTTATACCGGTCGCCTTTCCAAGTTTCAACTGCTACCGGCATTTGTATTTTCTTTGCCCACGCTGGAATGTCCGCCATGATCTGACCAAACGCTTTTTCATCAGCGTTTTCGGCCAATGGTTCACATACGATTTCGTCATGCACAGTCAGTATAATCGGAAATCCATTTTTTTCAAGTTTGAACATCGCTTCGACCATGAGATCGCGCGCCAACCCCTGAATCACGTTCTCAGTCATCAAGCCGCCGAAGGCATGGATCGTCATGAACTGGCCTTTTTTCATCTGCTGATAGGCCCAGCCCATGCGAATGTCGGTATCGTCCCACGGCATTGCGCGCTTCACCATCTGCGGGTTAAAATACCAGAGCTTCCGGCCGGACGGAAGGCGCGCGGTAAGCCAGCGATCCTGCAGCTCGTATAGCACGCCGTACGCTTCATGCGCGTTGCCGGTTCTGACCGTTTCCAGAGAAGCGTCACTCAGCTCATCCCATAGCACCGGCACGCACGGCGCCCATTCCTCGCGGTAGGTCTTGACGATTTTTTGGCAAAATTCTTCACTATGCTTTTGCCCATATTTCATTTTGAATTTGCGCCAGCCCATCTGAAAGCCCAGTCCCAGCACCGAGTTTTTACCGTCCTGGCGTTCCTCCGGGTCTTTCTTTTTGTCGATCGGCCGGCCGTGGATCGCCGCGCCCATGTCGCAATAAACGTCTTGACCTTTGGCCATCATTTCCACCTTGTCGATCTGGCCGGCGAGCGACAGCACCAGGCGCGCTTCCACGCCGGCAAAGTCGCCTGACAGAAGCACCTTGCCTGGCGCAGCTATGATAGCGTGGCGCAGGGAGGAAACGACCGTTTCCACGGCTGGGCCACAGACCATTTCGACCATCGCCGGGTCGCCGGTCATGATGACATCGACTAGCGTTTCAGGAGCAAATTTATCGCCTGCAGCATCCGTGACAGTTCCGCGCGGGAAGTTTTGAGGTTGCAGCAAACGCCCTGCCCACCGTCCCGGTGACGCACCATGATACTGTAATAATCCTCGCGCTCTGCTGTCAAAACCAACACATGATCGCATCCTATTGAGTTTTTTAACCGACGCAGAACCCACAAGGCTGCGTATAGATAAAGCCCTATGAACGTTCGGCGGTAATACAATTTCAGTTTCTTTTTCCCCCGGGTTATCTTCACTATCGTCGGCGTCCGCACTATCGTTTTCATCCTCGGTTTCCTCCCCTAACATTTCGGCCACGATGTCTTTGCCCAGGCCGTCGATCCATACTCCTTGCGCGTTTATCCAGTCCTTGAATTTGCCGACCTGTGTCGGCTTCAAGCCGCCGGTGATTTCTTTAAATTCCTCTATGAGCGGGATAGTGGCGAGATCGACAACCTGCTGTGCCATCTTGATGAAGGGAAGGTCAAGTAATACGCCTCGTTCATTGATGCGTTGATCGAGCAGCCAAACGTTTCTTTCACCTTGAGGGAGTGGCCCAAGGCGCGCCCGGAGATCGCGTTCAGCCAATATGTCCTGCTCGCAATAGCGATACACCCGCGCGAGTGATTCTGTCGTACGATCATAATATCCCTTTTTATTTGGCTTCGATAATCGCTTGGTGAAATTTGAACCTTCCTTATCCTTATGATTAGGCAGGCGCAGCACCGTGGTAGCGCGATCGAGGTCTAAAGGTATAGCTTTCATCGCGCACGCCGCCATAGTATCATCCCAGCGCGAATTAGGCACATCGGGAAGGCCGAAGGTCGGCACCATGATATTCCGCCAGATGGCTTTTTCAAACCCGGCGTTGTGTGCGACGAAAATAGCATCGCTATGGGCTATAAAAAATAAATCTCCCACCGAATCACCAGGCACCCATCGGTCTATTACGCCATCAACTTCGTAAAAAAGGCACAGAATTTCGGTGGTGATGTCTTCGGAATAGCGCCATGCGCCGGACTTTTTAAGGTCACAGCAGCTCGCGGTTTCAAAATCTAAGATGATTTCTGACATAAAAATGTGAAGGGCGGGAACGCTTGAAGCATTTTTAAGGGGACAAACCCGCCCTCACTCCCCCGAAGGGGATTAGATGTCGTCGCTCATGTCAGCGCCGGCACCGGGCGCTGTAGGGTCTTCGGCCGAATGCTGGCCGATATAACCCTTGAACGCTTCCGAAGCCGTTTGACCGCCGGAGATGCGAGCGCCTTTATCTGTCGATAAAACCATATTCAGGTAGGCGGTCACACCAGGCTTTCCGCTCGATCCTACTGCTTCATAAGGCACGAGATTTAGTTGTGCAAGCACTTCAACGCCGGGATAGAATTTTCCCTTTGCCGCGAGTTTTGCCGCTTCACCTTCGCATTCAACGATGCGCTTGCCTTCGATGTAGGAAAGGCGAGGCTCATACTTTGAACGAGCTGCAACGATGACTCTACCACGCATATATTCGCCGTCATCTTTGCCCTTTTTCTTGCGAATATCAGCCAGCTTGTCGCCGGACGTGAACGGGAAAATGATTTCGGGAATCTTGACGCCTTCCTGGGTGGTTAGGAAGAAAGGCTTATCGGGCCACTTAGCGCGCGCGAGCTTGGCCGCGAGAGCTTTGAGGTTTTTTAAATCTTCACTGTCGCCAGGGAAGACCAGGTTAGCGGAATATTTTGGCTCGCCTTTTTCCTTCCCATTTTCTTTAAACGCCTTCGCTTCAAAGAGCTGCGGAAACGCCATTATTACGGGAACTGTGAGGCTAAAAATACCGTCTGTTTTATCATCGGTCATAATTTTTCTCCAATGCCCTTGCGGGCGGCTATACCAATATAATTACTGGTAGCGTCACTCTACGATTTCTCCGTTAGTCACGTCAACAACAATTAGACGTTCGTATTGTCCACAAGATTCGTCCGTGGCCATCACTACCGGAAACATATGTTTTATTTGGGCACCCTGCGGATGCGGCAATGCTATTACCTGCGGAGGCATACCACGGCAAATTCTCTGCTGTATGTTCTCCGGCACGATGCGGGCATGAATACAGTTTCCGCAGCGTTTTGTGATTCCCATAATTTATTCCTTTATCTCTGTGAGGCCAGCCACTTCAACTTCCCGAACTGGAATACCCGCCTCACGGAACACTTCGCACGACAGTTCAACCGAATGCGCCCAGCGTGAAGGCGTATTTTTAAAAGGCGGGCAGACGATTTCGCTGATCCCCGATTGGATGATCTCCACTGCGCAGCGCACGCATGGCGCACCGCCCCATGTAAAGCCGGATGGGTCGACTGCTGCGAAATACAGCGTGCAGCCTTTCGTGCTGACGCCGATCCGCGCCGCGTTGAGGATTGCATTGAGTTCGCCATGCACGACAACGGAAAGCTTCATTTCCCTGTCCTGCAATCGCTCGTCCGTGTCGGCAAAGCCGCGTGGCAAACCGTTGAAGCCCATCGAGCGCACTTCCTTATCTGGCCCGACGATTACGGCACCAACCCGCGTTGACGGGTCTTTCGACATTCTGGCGTTTTCGATGGCCAGGTTGATGAAGTGCCTATCCCAACGTTCCGACATGAGACATTCCTTCCTTTCCAAATAGTTTTTTGATCTGACGATAGCGGCCGCGAAACGTGTCGGGGTCGTTCACGGCCGATTGCATCCGCACGTCGATAGTTTTACCAAACTCCGGGTGTTTTTCGTTTGTGACTTTCACCTTTTTAATAGTGTCGATGGTCAGTAAACTACGCTCCGGCATTCCTATCGACATGTGGCGTGCCAGCTTGCGCAGGTGTTTTGCTTTAACGGCCCTCATGGTCTTCCCCTTTTGTTAAGTTGTTCACCGCAGCGCCAAACGCTTGCTGTGTCGTTTCTACCTTCACCGCCACGCGCTTGTCAGTGTCCAAGGCCACGGTCAAGCCCGTCTGTGGCGTGTAGGCATATTCCTTCACCAACTCGCTTGCTTCCGCGCCGAGCTTCGCCATTTCCGCCGGTGATTTCAATTCCACTGGCGTCATGGCGTCATCACCAAACTTCGCTTTGAAGATGGCTGGCGCTTCCGGCTTAAATACGCGGTTGGCTTTCTTCGGCACCAGCTTCGTTCCCGGCACTGCGCCACCCGCATTGAGCCGCCGGAAAACTTCATCTTCCATCGCCTTGAGATAAAACTTCACTGCTTCCCGATATTGATATGAATGCCCCAGCGAGGCGTCGGTAAGCGGCACAATTTCCTTTGGATTGGATTTGCACACCGCGCCAAACAGTGAGGCCATCATGGGGCAGATCAACTTGGCCGGGCAGAAGCGGCACCAGCTCCCGGCGTCCAGTTCCGCACCGTCCATTTCGGTAAGCTGCATCGCCGGCACAAGCCGGTCTTTCACCCACTGCTTTATGAAGTCGGCTTTGACGATCCAGGTTTTAACCGGCTCATCAAACGTTCGAGGCTGCACAATACGGATTCTGACGGTTTCAATTCCTGGGTGAAGCAACAAGAACCCAAACGCATAATAGAGAAGCTGCGGGTTATTTTCAGCTTCAACGATAATTCCTTCACCATGCTTGTAGTCGATGACATCCATGTAGCTGTCATCTGGTCGCACAACGCAAGCGTCCCCAGTTCCGTAGAAATATTTCTTGAGAATGCCATCGGCGCGCGGGTCAATAATTTCTCTGACATTATAATCCTCCTGGCTATAGGCGAGGCCGTGTTCGATGTAGGAAACCGCACCAGGCTTTTCCATTACTGGCCGTACGGTGTCAATATAAACCTGGATGGCGTTTGCCATGTTAGTATCAACCTCGAAGGTGTGAAACTTCTGCCCGATGACTTCCCATGCGTCTAATCCGTTTTTCAAACAGTGCGCGCCCGCTTCGTGCGCGGCGATGCCGAGGCCACGGTATTCCGGCTCGTCGGTCTCAGGTAGATTGAGTTCTTTGATAAGGCTTACCGAGCCGGGACAATTCATCCACCGCTCAGCGCCGCTCGCCCCTAATGGGCTATGTGCTGGTCTTTGTTCTGCACTCATACTGCGTCCCCTTTTGTAATTAAAATGGCAGGGCTGCGAGGTTGATTATGCCTGCACGCGGAATAGATCATCAATCCATTCGGCTGACCCTGCCATCAAACCCTTACGGGTTTTCCTTATGCCAGTGGCTTTATTTTCAAAAGCTCGTCGAGATAGGTCTGGCGTTTATCTTGCGGCAAATCAATGATGCGGCCCGGAGGCGACTTAATGCCCAGGTCACGCAGCACTTTATGAATCCCCGGAGCGTTTTTGCAGCGATCCATGCACTTCTGCGCGGCGTCCTGCAATTCCTTGTCGGTGATCTCTTTTGCCGGCTCTGCGCCGCCCATAAGCGCACTGATGTCGTTTTCGTCAACGACCTCGGCAGCTTTAGCGTTGGCCGCAGCAACTTCCTTCTCAATAAATTTTGGCGTAGGATGGTCAAGGTCTTCCATGCCGGAAGGATCAGCGGCGGCTTTTGCAGCCGGTTCCGTTTTGGCTTCGCCCTTTGGCGGCTTCGGCGCTTTGGGTTCAGCGGCGGCTTTTGCAGCGGCGGCCCTTGGCTCCGAAACTTTTGCTTCGATCAGATTATTCATCTGTCGCATGGCGGCGCGGCCAACCGCGCCGATATAGTCTTCTCCGTCGCCTTCCGCGTCGTCAGGAATGGTAAAGGACAGCGTAACGTCGAAGCGTTTGTTTTCATAGTCACCGGTTTTAATCGTACGACCGACAACAATCGTTCCATTGGTAATTCTTGCAGACATTGGAAATCCCCTTTGTTTTAGTGTTTTGAAACCGCCGATATGGTGATCGAAAGTTGTTCATGAACCAACTCAGTTTTCAAGCGTTCCCATTATTAGGCGTTTGCAAACCGTCTTTTTCATGGCGCTTTATCTGCCCGTGCAGCCAATTTCAAATTGACCATAAGTCTCACATCGCTCTCTTGTCAAGCGCCGAATGCACGCCTTGTGCTTTGCGTAAAGCTGATGCAAGTATTTTTTCGCTGAAAGAATTTGGGGCGACAAAAATATCTCCCTGCACGGCACGATTTTGTCCGCCGCGATCGAGACGATCGAACGCTTGCTCGTTCGTGCCTGGCACCCAGTCCGCTTCGGCGATCAAAGCATGGCACGACACATGCTGCAATCCATCCGTGCCCGTGCCGGTAGCAACGATCTGGCCTAGCCAAACTTGATGCCGTCGGTCTTTTTGAAACACCTCCATTATTTTTGCGCGCTTCGCCGGACTGGTGTTGCCGTCAATGCGAAGTACGCCGTGTTTTTCCCAAGCCTTTTGTAAAATATCCATCACCTCATGATGGTACGCGAAGACGACAAGTTTTTCTTCACCGCCGTCGATCAGCATATCTATATAGTCGGCGATTTGCGGGGCCAGTGCGATGCCCATCATGCGCCGCACGGTCGCTATGGCGCCGAGCGCGGTAAAGTCCGCGCCCTCTAAATTATCCGGGTCGATCTGTAACAGGCTTTCCGCTTTGAGCGCCTGCTTAACCGCCGACGTTTCTTCAAGCTGGATAATATCATAGACCGGCATCTTGAGCTGCGGCATCACTTCGCGTTTTAAATGGCGCGTCATGAAATTGGCGCGCAGGCGATTTTGCAATTCACCATGCCGCCCGCTGCGCTCATCAACATAGACTTTTGTTTGGCCGGTCGCTTCGTCGTATTTTTCGATGGTCTGCGAGGGATTGAAACGCTCGCGGAATGAATCTTCGCTCATCCAGTTTATACTGTCCCAGCACAAACCTCGTGCGAGAGTGTACGCTTCACGCGGGCGGTTGGGAAGTGGTGTCCCGGTGAGGCAGAGGATGCGTTCGGATCGTGCGGCAAATTCTTCAAATACTCTGTCATGGCCCCCTCCGAACACGGCGCGCGTCCTTCTCGAATCAGAGGTTTTAAGGTAGTGTGCTTCGTCAAGTACAAGCAGGTCGTAGTGTCCCTTAGCGAGAGCCTTACCAATCGCTTCTGTGCGTGCGAGGTCATAGGAAACCACCGTCCACTCGGCGTTTGGATGAACACCATGCCGTCCCACGAGAATAGGATGGATGCAATAAGGCCATCTGAGAGTAGTCCACTCGCGGATTTTTTTAACCCATTGAAGCCTGATGTTCGCAGGGCAGATAACAAGAACTCGTTTAGCCCGTATTTCGTTCGCAAAGCAGATAGCAACCGGCGTCTTGCCAAGCCCCGGCTGATCCCCGATGAGCGTGTTTTTTCGAGCGAGCGCATATTCAATATCGCACTTTTGAAACGGCCATAATTCTTGATCTGCGGGGCAGGCGATATGAGCATTGCTTTCTTTCTTCCATGATTTTCCAATTTCGGTGAGGATTGGCTGTAGCTGGACGAGGGCGGGCTGGGTTGCGCCGGCGGCAAAGGAAGCGGCGGCGTAGGGTTCTTTAGAAAAAAGAACCGCCTGATTTTCTGTAGATGCCGGCACACTGAAATCAAATCCATGTTCCCTCATCAGCGACTGCACTTGTATCTTCTCACCGCGTGGAACTTTTAAAATAAAAGCTCCTGTCACGGCATTATAATCTAACTGCATCAATGTCCCCTTTTAAAATCACGCCCTTTATGGGCGGTTAATAATCCTGCACCAAAATTTTATGTTGCCTTTATCCCGGCGCGGGTCTACCGATTATAGACAAAGGGGATTCTCGATGCAAATATTTTCTTCGCTTCATGCGATGGCAATTGCCTACGCAGGCACCGGAATACCTGTATTTCCTTGCGAGGCAGGCGGAAAAAAACCAATAACAAAAAACGGATTCTACGACGCTACCACAGACCTCGATATAATAAATCAATGGTGGAGTGAAAATAATGATTATAACCTCGCAATCTGCCCGGCCAACACCAACTTGTTCATCGTCGATATTGATCCTGGCGCGGACATATCACTACTCAAAAAACTCCCGGCAACATACACAGTCCGTACGCCGCGCCAAGGCTATCACCTATATTATGAAGGAACTGGCCGCACTACCGCCGGGAAGCTTGCGCAGCATGTAGATACCCGGTCAATCGGCGGTTATGTTCTGGTGCCGCCGTCCGTGGTAGGCGGCAAGCCTTATACACTCGAATCCGATGTGGATTATGCGCCCGTTCCTGAGTGGGTCACGGAAAAGTTAGCCGCCGTTGACGAACCGCTCAAGTCCGCCGTCGATGAAAAAGATTTACCGGGGAATATCGAACGCGCCCGCAAGCTGCTAAAGCGTTACGTTGAACGCGGTGACGTTGCCATTGAAGGGCGCGGCGGCGATGACAGGACGTTCCGCTTATGCTGCGAGCTGTTAGATTTGGGCTTGAGCGCAGAGACGGCAAAAGATTTGCTCGAAGAACTGTGGAATCCGCATTGCCAGCCGCCGTGGGAATCAGAGGAATTGGATCTGAAATTCGAGAACGCCTCACGTTTTAAACAAAACGATGACGGAGCCTACGGCACCGAAAAAGCGGAAGACGTTTTTGGCGGCGCGGTGCACAATCTCAAACTTGAACCCACGCCAGAAAAACGCTCGCGCTTTTATTTCAAAGATGAGCATGAGCTGGACGACGAGTCAGACCCGACATGGCTTGTCAAGGATTTAATCAGCGAGCGCAGTACCGTCATGATGTTCGGCGCGTCCGGTTCTTATAAAAGTTTCCTCGCGCTGGATATTTGCCTGGCCATCGCTACGGGAAAAGAAACTTTCGGCTCCAAAACAAAAGCGGGGCTTGTTTTTTATGGGGCGCTGGAAGGCAAGGCGCATCTGAAAAAAGCGCGGCGCGCATGGCGCACGCTAAAGGGCATCGACACCAAGATGGATAATTTCTTCGTTGGCCGCGCGCCGATGATCGGCGTCGAAGGCGAGATGCAGGAGTTCGGCGACGAAATAGCCAAGCGATGCGATGGCCGCAAGCCAACGATACTCATCATTGATACGCTGTCAAAATCAATGGCGGGCATGAATGAAAACGACGCGGCGGACGCGGGGAAATTTATTCAGTTCTGCGATAGCCTGGTCGAAGCGTTCGGCTGCACGGTCGTCGCTATCCACCACAATGGCAAAGAAGAAAATCGGGGAGCGCGCGGGTCATCGGCGTTTCTGGCTGGCTTTGACACTGTGCTGGAAGTGAAAGCATGGAAGCAATCGAAGGCAGTGGCCGTCTATGTTCGCAAGCATAAGGATGCGGAGGAAAGAGAATCGCCGTGGACGTTTGAGGGCAGGGTGACGGGCGCATCCCTAACGTTCGAGGCCACCACGCCGGAGCAACACCGGCTGCTGATAGGGGAAGGCAATGCCATCACGCCGAAATCCGTGGGCGGCGCGCTTAAGAAGCTGGGAGCATTTGGGCAGGATGCGGCTGTGTCTACCGCAGTATTGGCAACGGAGATTACGCCTGCCAAAGAAGACGAGTCCATTGAGGATAGGGCTGACGCTATCGCCCGCACTTCCCGCGCGCTCACAGCGCAGGCACGAGGGGCATTGGAAGCTTATTGCGTGAAGCAGGGCAAGGCGTGGTTCTGGCATTTACCGGCTCCTGAGTGATTATTCCTGTATTGGCATGGGTTGGCTGCAATGCGGGCAAAGCTCGCGCGTGCCGGCAAACCACACCCACGGTCGCTTCGGCTTGCCCATATACTGACCGCTCACTTCGCCCTTGACGCAGCAGTCCGCCAGCTCTTTTTTCGCACATTCTAAAAGTTGATGCGATAGCGCGTTACGCGTTCTATCACCGCGCAGCGATTGCTCGGCAATCTCACGCGGATACATGGCTTCGAGCAAATCGCCGGTGCTAATCGTAATACCCGGCGCTACCGTGGCCAGATATTCGCGGGCATTGGCAGCGACTATAGCGCGGACTTTCTTTTTGTCCATCTCGCCGATAACGGGATGCAACAATTCCTTCCACTCGCCTAGCGTCATCATGGCCGTTCTCCCTCGGCGTCATCACGCTCTTGCTTCAGCTCCCGGATTTGTTCCTGCATGTCGCGCCGTTCTTCCCTGATTCTGTATTCCTGGTCAACCCCGGTGACGCTATCACTGGCATAGCCCGGAACGACGCCATATTGCGTGTCATAGTCGTCCGCGTGTGCCGGCGTGTAAGCGCTTAACGCTAACAGCGTCATAGCACCCAGTATTTGTGTCGTACGATTCATAAAATTGTTCCTTTCGCATAGCACGTCCATTGAACAAAAGAATAGCTACCACCTTTTTCATCGCAGGAAGTTTTACAATAATACATGCAAAAACCATCCAGCGCGATAAAAGCAAAAACCACTAAAAATAATTTCATTTGTTTAGTCCCCTTTCATCGTTTGTCTGGTTGGCGCGTTCGTCCTTCGCCACCCATTTTTTTAACTCAGTAAACATTTCGATACGCTCGTCGTCCTTCAAACTGAGATGATCCGCGAGGCGGCGGAAATTATCAATGACCGTTTGCACCTGGCCTAAGCAATGGTCAGGATATATTTTGTAGTTGATGTCCTGCATATTGCTGTAAAGCAATCCCTCGCGGTCGATGCGGGCATTCTTGCCAAAGCGCGGCGGCTTGAGGCCATGTTGCCAGCCGAGTATGGCAAGCACGAAGCAGCGCATCAGGGGATCATCACGCAGCGAGCGCAGGGCGCGGGAGCGCCAGCCGTCACCGCCTAGCGTAGTAGGCATGATTATTTTACCGTTGGTTTCCATGTTGTTTTTCCTCTCTTTGTTTACGTATTTTTTCTCTGAACTCACGTTCTTTTCCAGCCTCGCCCCAGCCTATGCCCGCACCCATTGCGACCATATTCGAAGCTACCAGCGCGGCAATCCATCCCCAAGGCGTTTTATCCTTGCTCATGCCGTGTCCTTTCTGTTTTGTAAGCCGTAAATTTCATAACGCTCTCCGGCCAGCTCATTGTCGCAGCATAAACAACTGCAACTACTAAAGCCCACGGCATCGCCGGTGTGCAGTGACTGCACTTGTTCGAGGTCAGCCATGCGTGACAGTTTTTTGCCCGCCCGCATAGCGCCCTCGATACTTTCAACGCCCAGCTTTGCAGCGTCGAAGTTGATTGCGTTAAAGCAATCCGTGCAGCAAGTGCCAAGGTCAACCGTCCTCATGGCGCTACCTCGCGCGTGCCGGTGTGCGTCACCGCTTCCTCTTGGCTATCAATGATCCTGCCGGTGACAAAAACCATTTCCTCGGCGTGTTCGGCATCGTCAGCCTCCACTAGATACGTTTCCGTTTTAGTGAAGCTAATATCAACGTGAAATTTGGCCATGTTATTCTCCTATGTTTTGTATGTCACTGGCATAGCTCGCGCGTGTGTTTTCACAGCTAGGCATTATCAGCGTGTAATTAGAACGGATGTGGCGCTTCATGCTGCGGGCGGCCCCCCCCCCGGGGGGGGGGGGGGGGGGGGGTGGGGGGGGGGGGGGGGGGGGGGGGGGGGGGGGGGGGGGGGGGGGGGGGGGGGCC